AGGTTGCTATAATTGATTGGGAAGTGTTTAAGGAACTGATCCGTGACTCCGATTACGAATGAAGAGTTGTATGAGACAGCATTTTATTATGTTGTTGGTGTGATAAGTGGTATGCCTTATTATGAGGATATTCCTGAAGAAGAGATAGTTTATGGGTTTTTGCAACGAGCAGAGGACATAATTATAGAGCGTAAATATAATTATGAAGAAGATTGAGAAGCACGGAATACTTGGATGGTTCGCTACTGCTGTAGTTGTTATCGCTTATGACTATTGGGCGATGTCTAGTCGTCATCAAACGATGTCTACGGCATTTAAGAATGGTTTGTTTAGGAAAACCACCTCTGTACCGACTTTTGTTGGCTGGGCTGTGCTAACATGGCATCTATTCCATCCGCCGTCCCTTAGGAAGACGGATTTGTTTTCAATCATATTAGATAGGAAAAATAATTGAACTTTTACATTGATATTGACAAGATCGCTGAGATGATGGGCGATCAGGCGGAAGAGTTTGTTGAGTGTATGAAGATTGTTCAAGATATCATTGAACGTCCAGATCATTATGTTGGTGGTCAAGCAATACGTTATGCTAATCAACTTGCCGCTTACCGGACTACGATGATTATTAAGTCTCAGATTTATAAGCGCAGGTCTACAATGATGGATGCTGATGACAAGTTTACAAATGATATTTGGAAAACAATGTATGAAGCTTTGGGTGAAAATATTAACGTTTTGAAACTATCTGCAAGGAATGGTGTGCAATGAAATCGTTAGGTGCTCTTCGTGGTGGTCAGCCTGAGAAGAAGGCTGTCGTTGAGTCTGAGCCTTTGACTGGTAACCAGTTGGAGGATCTTTTAATAGAAAAGATTGATCAGCATTTACAGGAACGTAATGAGCCTGTGTATAAGAAGGTGGATTACTTCCGTCCTAGTTCAACTAATCAGTGTGCTAGGTATTGGTGGTATATGTTTGACGGCGTAGAGTATACACCTTCGTTTAGTCCTCAGACGTATCGTATTTTTGATAATGGTCACAGGGTTCATGATCGTTTGTATGAGTATTTTAGGGGTCTCGGAATTCTTGTTGAAGAGGAATTTCCTGTTAGTAACGATGATCCTCCTATTCAGGGTACAGCGGATGGGATTATTGATTTAGATGGTCATAAACTTATTGAGTTGAAGTCTATTTCTGCCGAAGGGTTCCAGTATAGGCAGTTATCTCATAAGCCTTCAGATGATCATATTCGTCAGGCTAATCTTTACATGCATTGTTTGAATTTAGATAGTGGATTTGTTATTTACGAGAACAAAAATAATCAACAAATTTTACCTATCTATATCGAGCGAGATGACGTTTTTCTTGATAAACTATTTAAGAAGTATAGAAAGATTTATAAGAATGTTCTTGACGGTGTAAAGCCTGATCGTCCTTATAAGCGTACTTCGAAGCACTGTGCTAGATGTGATTTGGCTGAAGTGTGCTGGTCGGAGAAGGAGCCTGTTGAGGAGTACGAACCATTTTGAACCCATACCATGCAAAAATGAAGCATGTGGGAAAATCTTTACGCCTAAAACGTACAACGCGATCTTTTGTTCCGCAGATTGCAGAAGAGTTGTCACAAACAAAAGACTTCTTGAGAATTACTACAAGAACAAGGCTAAAAGGAACAGCAAAAGGGTTTGCGAGTCTAAAAAGTGTGACACAATATTGTCTTCTTACAACAAAGAAGATATTTGTGAAAGATGCAAAAGAGAGAGGTATATAAACAGGCTTGTTTCTTGGGGTTGGGATGAGGAGTCCCTAAGAGATGAGTATAAGTAAACTTGTTAGTTCCATAAAGTCTAATAGGTTGATTGCTATTGACCCTTCTTCTAACTCGTTAGCTTGGTGTGTTGTTGATCTTGATATTAACAAATTTGATATTGTTAGTACTGGAAAGATAGAGTTTAAAGACAAGAAAGAAGTTTCAAGCAAACTTGCTGTTATTAGATCAGGTTTGTTGGATGTTTGGGAAGATTATTCTTTTAGGCAGGCAGCGATTGAGCAGTCTGTTTATATTCAGAACTTTCAGTCTAGCAGGATTATTTCTTACATTATTGGTTACAGTTGGGGAGTTTTAGATGAGTATTGTGATAGCGTTACTGATATCAATCCTCTTATCTGGAAGAATAGGATTGGATATAAGAATGTTTCAAAAGAAGACAAGAAGAAGATTGAAACAGAGTACGGGTCTAAGGGGTTGCAGAGGCGTTTGACTCAAGAGCGCAAGGATCGTGTGAAGAGAATTATTGATGATTTCTGCGGTCAGTCTACTGAAGATGATGACGTAAACGACGCAATCGGCATTGCCCTATGGTATTATATTGATCATGGCTATGGAACCTTACAAAGATAAGGAGTGGCTATACGATATGTACGTCAAGCGACGTATGAACCTCACAGATATTTGTAAAAAGTTGAAAGACTCTTACAATATTGAAGTTACTCCTCAGGCTGTTTATAACTGGGTTGCCAAGTATGATTTGCTAAAGTATCGCGGTAAGGGGCGTAATTTAGGTAAAACGAGTATGCGTCGTCCGAAGTCTCCTATGCAAGAAAGAGTTGAAAGGAAGCGTCGTGAGATGCGTAAGATGAATAATATGAAAAAGAAAGGTCGTGGACGATGAGAAAGTCGGTTACCACTTCTGATATATCAACTTTTGCTAAGCTTGATATGATTTATAATCAGGTTAGAATGCTGGAGGCTCAGCAGAATGAGACTGATTATAAGTGTCTTGGTTCTGGTAAGTGCTGTAGTATTGGGTTGACTATTCATATGACTGAGTGCGCCCATATTGCTTTCAGGCTCAGACAGCAGTATTACTTGTATCTTGAAGATCAGGGGCGTGCTGTTGCTGATGAGTGGATGGATGGTGTTGTTGAGTCTCTGAAAGAGGCAATGTTTGATGAGTCTTGGCAGATTGGTGGTGAGACTGATCGTAAGTGTGTGTTTTTTAAAGGTGGTTGTACGATTTATGGTTATAGACCGATGGTGTGTAGGAGTTTTGGTACTATAACTACGGTAGATGATTATTGCCCGAGGATTCGCAATGCTCATGGCAATATTGATTATTACTCTGGCCCTGCGGTTAAGAAGATTGTTCAGTCTTTTCAGGACTTGTTGAAAGAGTATACTAGTGGTAAAGACCCGGGTTATGACATGGTTGTCTATATGCCTTTGGGTGTTCTTTCGTTCCTTTTGTCTACCGAGGAATTGGAAGAACTGGAGCGGATGACGGATGCGAAATTCTGGAAGGCTGTAGATGGTTGGGTTAACTACAGAGTCCAGTATACGAAAGAACATGGTCATGGTTACGACCATTTACATGAGCAGGCTGTTTCGATAGGCAAAAAGTTAGTTTTTGACCGAGAAATAATCTAAAGAAAAAAATACAAACTCCTGCAAATCCAGAGAATATCGGCTAGTATTCTTTTGCTGAATTATTGATCCAACCTTTTTTGGAGGGGGGTGTTTGTGGAAATTAAGCGTATTGAGGAAACTCTTGAAAAAGTTTCCAAAGTAGGCGACTATACTTTGTACAAGGTAGTTGAAGATGATGAAAAGGAATCTGTACTGGAGAGCGCTGTCGAAGAGCAGGGCTGACGGTTACGGTTACGCATCATATAGGATTTCCTCTGGCCTCAGGGACGCTGGTCTACCTGTCTTTGAGCCAGAGGATTTTCTATGTTTGGATAAAAGCGTTAGCAATGTGTTTGTGTCTATGGCTGAAGGTGTTCAATTGATACCTGATGTCCCCGCTTTTGACGATGATATATTAGTGAATAATTGTTTGCCTAACGATTATAAGCTTGGTGATTGTTATAACATAGGGTTTAGCTATTGGGAGACTAACACTCTGCCTAGCAATTGGGTTAGGCATGTTCAGAACTGTGATGAAGTTTGGACTACTTCGTCTTGGGCTAAAAGTGTTTTTGAAGATAGCACTGGTCATGACAATGTTCATTCTTTCAGGTTGGGTATAGAGTCTGATATTTTTTATAAGTCAGACAGTGTGCCTGATGGTCCTTTTACATTTTTGCATGTGGGTAGCCCATCCACTCGCAAGAATACTCAAATGGCCGTAAACGCTTTTATGAGGACGTATGGGCACCGGAAAGACTTCCGGCTTATTGTGAAGTCTATGGGGCCACCAGACGCTCGTATACGGGATTCTGGAATGAATCACGGGGCGATAACAAACCACGACCGAATTCAGGTTATTGATTACGAGGTTAGTGAGGATGAGTTGGCTGACATTTACCGTTCTGCTCATTGTTTGCTGTATCCAACTATGGGTGAGGGTTGGGGAATGATTCCTTTTGATTCTATTGCTTGTGGTACTCCTACTATTTGTACTAACGCTACTTCTTGCACAGAGTATGCATCGCTTTCTGTGCCTTTG